GGACAAAAGATATTTTTGTATATCCAAACGATACAATTGAATTTCATATGTATGAAGGCAATACTATAAATTTATTTGGTTCTTTTGGTGTGCAAGATATAGCAGCAAAAGACGATAACTATCGGCAATCATGTGATGATGTTCTTGTAATAGGCGAAACCTATTTAATAGGTGGAGCGGAAGTAACATGCACAGGCTCCGACCCTGCAACAGCTTTATGGGATACAAGTACACGCAAAAAATACTATTTTAAAGTTTTAGCAGAAGGCAATGTACGGTTAGTTTCAGAACAAATTGTAATCCCTCATCCTGATTTTCGTGGGCAAAACTTAAATAGTTACAGCAACCCTGCCGATGGCCCTACAATCTCAAAACTAACATTAGCTAATATAACAACAACACGTAAATTAAATCAAATTGAAATTGGCATAAAATCACAAGTATGGAAAAGATTTACAGGCATAGCAAACTTTGCTTCAATACCTGATGATGGCACATTAGATGCGCTTGAAGCTGGCGGCAATAATTATAATGTCGGAAGCTATTCCGAGTATGGGTTAAGGTATTCTATTTTTAGACTTCAAATTCGCAAGAAAGGCGATGATAGCTGGATCAGCCTTGATCCTGCATCAGGTTCACCTTTTTGCGTAAAAGGGCGCACACCAATAGACCAGTTTAATTTTATTCGTATTCGTTTTCCCAACCCTGATTTGCAATATGAAATTAGATTACGTCCTATATCAGGCGGAGGTTATATTACTTATGGCAGAGTGCCCGGCAACCCAATCTGCGTATTAGATGCAAGATCTGGCGGCCCGGTACACCACACAGTAGATACAGTTTTGGGGCCGGTTACAGTTTATTACAAAGGGTATAGAGAAAAAGTAGAACAAAAAGCAGCAACAAATAGTGTTATGTATTATGGCGCTGGTGCTCAACCGACGCAAGGAGTTGTTGAATCATTAGCAGCTATTGAATATTCAACTACCGGCTATATAGCGCCAGGTCTTTATAACACTACCACTGGAGGATCTGGCAGTGGCTTAAAAGTAAGCGCAGGTTCATATCAAACTGCGACTCAGGAACCGAAAGGAACAGTGATAACCGGCTTTGGTACTCGCTGGCTGCATACAGATGTACTAAGGGCACCATATCCAGATGGAGAAGGTCAACGCTATACAAATGAAGCCGTTTTTACCCATCCCGCTTCTGGAAGCATGATAACAATAAAAATGACTTTAACAAGCCAAATATTAAATATTACTGGTTTTAATGCAGGTTACACAGATACAGGTGGAACAGGTTACATGTGGGCTAATGCCAATGCCGCTGGAAGTTTTGTCACTATTGTTGGCTATGGCAGAAATTCAGGCGAAAATATAGTTGAAGGCACTTATGTACTAGATAAACCTTCTAACTCGGCAACACCAATAAACGGGACAGTACAGGCGCAAGTAAGTGTTGTCATAGAAGGATCGAGCGTTTGGATAGCTGATGTAATTGTTCAAGAAAGCGGATCTAATTATAAAATCGGGGATAATATTCAAGTGGTTGGGACTGCTAACCCGCTACCTCCAATGAGAGTGGCGGCGCTTCGCTCCACTGTTCAGCAACTTGAACGTGTAGTCGAGCCTTTTGATGCTGTTACAGATGTGTACTATCATGATCAACAAGAAGGCAGCCATCAGAATGGTCCTGAACACCAAGTAGTTTATATCAATGAGCAGCGGGTAAATTACAGAAAAGGTTTATACAGGCCAGAAGAATTTACACCGCAATATGACCGCATGGCAATGATAGGTTTGCAATTACGTAGCGGTAAAGAATGGAGCGATTTTAGTAATCTTACTTATTACGCTAAGCAAGGCCGTGAAACGGTGCGGATGATTGATCCAGTAGCTGGCACCACAACAGGCTATTCACCAACCTCTGGCATCAACGGCCCTACTCATTTATTTCCTGAAATACTACGTGCTTTATTGCGATCACCATTGGTTGGCGCAAATAAATTAATACCTGAATCAATGATTGACTGGCCTGGCTTCCAAGAAGCTTGTAAAGTTTGTATTGCTAATCAATGGTTTTGGGATGGAGTGCTGGCATCGCCAGTTAATATCCGCGAATGGGCTTACGAAAATGCAGCATATTTCTTCTTGGATTTCCTTATTTTAGGTGGCAAGTTATCCTTACAACCAACATTTCCAGTTAATCCTGCTCAAGGCTTTCCAACCGGTTACACATTATCTGGCGCTTATGACCGGTTACCTACAATATCAGCGTTATTTACTGATGGTAATATCATTGAAGATTCGTTGGAGGTAAGTTGGTATCCAGCAGAGCAACGTTTAGCGCCGCAAGTATTAATTACATTACGCGATGAGGTAGAAGATGGTTTTGCTGAAACCCGTAATATTCTTGTGCGGTTAGCTGAATCACAGCAAACAGATTCAGAATCAGCACCAGTGGAAGCAGTGGATTTCACTGGCTTTTGCACTAGCGCAGACCATGCAGTTGATTTCGCCAAACTATTAATTCAAACGCGTCGTTATGTAACGCATACGGTTACGTTTAAAACATTCCCTGAAGGCTTAGCACTTGCGCCTGGTGCATATTTTAAACTGGCAAGCCAGGCAAGGCATGTGGATCAATTCCAAAACGGTTATGTACTAGATGATGGCCGAGTTGTGACTAGCAGCGAATTAACCGGCTCAAATACGGTCTACTGGTGGCGATCTGGGAAGTTGGAAGTTGAGCAAGGCACCATGACAATTGATGGCAATGGGTATGTGACGGATAATAAATTTGCTGGCGCAGTCTTTACGGTGTATGCAGACGCCCAAAGCGCACGGGTATACAAGGCTGAACTCATTAGTTATGATGAGGAAGGGATGGTAGAAATAACTGGCAGCCATGTACCGCAAGAGCCAAGCGGCAAGATCACCTACCTAAACTTAGCTGAAAGCTTATTTGAGGTGCAAAACGAGCAATGAGTTTTGTCGGTCCGGTTTTTCCTAGTATTGCACCTACCTCAAGGTCGCTAAATGCAGGCGATTTTCCAGGTACTACGTTTACAGCACAGAACGGCATGGAAAGCCGTGTGCAATATGGCAGCAGGCGCAGTAATACAGAACTATCACTATCGTTTGATAATATCAGCGATGCCGATGCAGCTTTAATCCATGACCATTACGCTAATTGCCGTGGCACGTTAGGTCTGTTTGGCCTGGGCAGCACCAGCAAAAGTGGCAACCCCGGTTTTGATGCAGGCATTACACCACTCAGCAGCACCAATAGATTCTCAGCAGCCCCGTTTGGGTTGCAGTATCGCTACGCTGAGCCGCCACAATTCAACAGTGTAAAGCCTGGTCGTATGTCGGTTACAATTAAATTAACAGGGGTGCTTGACGCATGACGTATTACAGCGGCAAAGACGGCACATTGACTTATAACGGCACTCAGGTGGCTAAGGTCAGCAACTGGAGCGTATCTAGCACAGTTGATACGCTCGAAACCACAGTATTAACCGAAAGTGACCGCAGCTATGTCCCAGGGCTTAGGACCATAAGCGGTAGTGCCACTGTGTTTTATTATGATTCAGCGCCGGTTTCACTGCTAGAGCGTGTGGTAAAAACTGCTGTAGTTAGTGAGTCTGACATATTAGTAATTAAACTTGGCTGGGGCACCAAGCTTATTCAAGGCAGTTGCATCATTACCAGTGCAGAATTAAGTTGCGCCGTAGGTGAGGTGATGCAAGCTAGCATCCAGTTCCAATTTACTGGCGCACCAACGGGCGTAACGCTATGACCGTTTACCTAGGTAATGCAGGCAATGTAGAACTTATCAGGGATAGTGGTGATGTTATTGCAGGAACAATATCACCTGCAAACGTTAATGTTAGCAAGGGAATGTTTAGTTTTGATTTTAGTTTTGGTGCATTTGTAACAGGTGATTTTGTAGAATTTAGTAGTGCATCTACATTATCATTTGTATCAGGATGGGCGTACCTTAAAGGTAACTGGTTTGTTAATGTAGACCAGCTTGGCGGGTTGCGGTTATACAATACGTACTCTGATGCTATTGCTGGCACATCAAACAACAGAGTTGCATTGGCAACACCCGGCGCTGCCGTTGCTGTTAGCTGCAAAATCCTTAATTCAGTGCCAAGGATATTAGCAAATATTATACGGTTTGAGTTATCAACTGATCGTGAGGCTGTTGATACTTCTAGTTTAGGCGATGAATTTAGGAATCAATACAGCACCTTGATCACTGGATCAGGCA